GCTGCTTAAGTAAATTTCTTATTTGAGGTATAATAGGTAGTACTGAGTTAGCGGTAGCGATCATCTTAGCTATAGCAGCTGGGGGTGCTGGAGGCATAGTTGCCATACCTTTTACTATAGTTTCAAATTGACTTAAATAATCGTCTAACCAGTCTATTGTAATTTGTCCTAGTAATACTGGTTCACTTTCTGAAAAAGCATCTGTACCGAGATAAATTTTCTCGGCATCTAGTCCTATATATTTTTCTCCATCTATACCTATATATTGAGAGTTTAAACCTATTGCTTCAGTAGCTGAAATGAATGCACTATCTTCTTTTGCATTAAAATATAATCTACCTGAGTTAAGTATTATTTGACTTCCTTGATAAGAGTCAGCTGTATCAGGTGCTTCTTCGAAGGCATCTCTTTTTTCATTAGCTTGAGTAAGTTCAAACTTATGATCAGATCCCATGTATATAGAAGCAGGATCTTCATTTATATCTTCCACTATAGGTTCATCTCCGCTACCTGGTTCAGCTTGACCATTACTTATAATTGTAAAAGGTTCGCTGTTATTACCGTCAGTAAAGATATTAGTATCGTGTTTAGTACCTCCTAATCTTATACTGTTTCCGTGTCTACCTTCCATAATAACATCACCAGGAAAGGCTTGAATAGGAGCTACATGTTCCTTAGCTTCAAAGTTTTCTCCAAAGTCAGGGTTATCTTCTTGTTCTGGGAATTGTAAAACATCTGGGAATACGTTATGGTTAGGATGATTCCATACAGGTACTATTCTAGTCCAGTAAGTTTTAGCAGCAAAAGAGTTATTATCTCTCTCTTCAGCAGGTGCTTGTATTAACTCTACTATTTCGTTTTTAAGAGGTATCTTTTTAAACTCACTAACGCCTGCATAAGCGAACTTAAGAGCACCTTCTTCATCTTCAGAAGTACCTTCATTTAGTTCTCTATAGAACACACCATTGAGAGCTAATGAACTTCCAAAGTCTTCATATTGAGGATGAAAAGCATCTATAATTACGTCAACTACTCTGCCGTAAGATAGGGCACTACCGTTTCCAGTTCCTCCTGATGATCCTCCTAGAGTTGAATATCCTGTTCCTGCTAAATTACTCGGCATTTTCGTTTTCGTTATTCTCTTTAGTCTCTTCTACCTGCTCTTCCAAAGCATCTTGTTCTTCTAATAAATCTTGAAGATCAGAGAAGTCAAATTCACCTCCATCACCTTTAGCTTGAGCTGTTTCTATACGCTGAATTACTGTCGCTAACTTAATTAAGTGCTCATCGTTCTTTACTCCTATCTCCATGTATTCTTTAATCATAGGTACAATAAGAGTAGCGTCGCCAATGTTCTCTATAAGAGGTTTAAGCTCTCCAATGAGTGCTTTAATCTGTGATCTTGTTTGAGTTGAATTGTCGTGGATTTCTCCGAAGAGGTCAGATAGAGTCTTTCCGTTAAATATTTCCTTATCTAAACTCATAATGTTTTATTTATAAATAGAGTTACAAAGGATTTCGGTTAATATGCCCTAATTCATAAAGTTTGGTATATTTTTCTCTGAAGTCTTCTTTTAGTATGGTAATCACTCTGGTTAGTCTAGGAGTATTACAATCTGTCATCTCTCTAATATAGATATAAAGAGCTTTTTTCTTAAATATTTCGAGATCGTTTCTAGTCTTAAATATTGTCAAAACAGCATCAGCAATAGTTTTATCCTGATCAGCGGCAAACATATCGTCTAACTTAGTATACATTTCATCTACCCACATGTCCATGAAAGCAGCTAAAGTAACTTCTCCTTCGGGATCTTCTTGTGAGTAGTTATAGGTAGAATCTTCTACGTTAGAAAAAGGTGTGCTTTGTTTAAGCTTTTTGTAGTTTTTATTGTTATAGTTAATTAACCACCTCTTTACTATAGTACCGAAATAAGAATATGCTTTAGCCCCATTATCTGGGTCAAATTTCATAATCTTCTCTTCTAACAGTACAGTAACTATTTCATGTTTTAAGTCCTCTATTTGCTCTACATCTGTATAATAGAACTTAAAAGTATGTATAATATTTTCTGCTAGTTTATAAAAAGGGAGGTAAATATGATCAGTAAATATCTTGTTTCTATATTCCTGGTCTGTAGAGGTGTTATACTTTTTAATATACTCCTCTGTTTCGCTAGTAAAATAATTAGCTTTGCTCTTTTTCCTGGGCATAATCGGGGTTAGCTGCTTCTTCTAGTTCATCTTGGATTTCCTTAATACCCCGAAAGAAAAATCCTACTTCATCATCTGATTCAAAAGTCCCCTTGGAATCTATTTCTTGAAGTTTATCGCTAGACTGGTTAATTATGTTTAAAATGTTGTCTAATATTGTCTGCTGTTTTTCTGTGTAATCTTCATACTTTTCTACTTTAATAAGTAAATTACGTAAAATATAGATAAAAATTATTACTATACCAACTAATACTAAAGAAAAAATTTGAAAAAGTTCCATTATAAATTTTTAAGCATGTTAGTTAATCCTTGAGAAGAGTTTACTCGTTTACCCGTAGAAGAATTAGTTTTCTGTGTTTTGGGCATAGAAGACCCTCCATTGGCTTTCCACATATCGTACTCTACTTTAGAAGCTAAAAAGTCTGCACTGTGAAGTACTGAGACTATAGATGTCTTCTGTCTAGAGGATTCCATATTACTGAAGAAATAAGCTTCATTAGCTTTATCAAATACCCCGTCATGAAGCCTAATACCTAGAAATTCTTTCTGAGAGACTTTTATACCAAATTTTTGTAATATAAAAAGAGAACGATCAGGTATAAGCATAAAATCTAAATCTGGATTATAAGTATACATTTCGGATAACTTATCTTGTCTCCATTTATCTGTTTGAGGTACGTAATTAGGAGTATCTCCATCTCCCATCTTACCTAAATCATGGAATAAAGCGGCAAAGACTAGTTCTTCTTGAGTGTAATCAACTGTTCCACCCATCTCTTCGTATAACCTCGACTGCTTTACCGCATATTCCACAACTCTATTGACATGATCGACGTAACCACCCGCAAAAGCATTATGATGCCACGATTTACCACTAGCAGGAGCCATAACATACGTTTCCTCCATATGATTAAGCATAGCCTTAATATCATCTTTTCTATCTCCGATGTAAGTATCTATGATTTTAAGATGCTTTTCGTAATTCTTTTGTATTTTTTCCGCCGATAATGACATATTAGATTAATTTTATTAATTATTAATATATATTTATATAATTATATATTTATTTTTATATATCTATATATTTTTATATATAATATAAATTAAGATAATGATTATTTTTCAAAAGATCAACTATTCTACAATAAATTTTTCTATATAATGATCTTTTATAGTAGTATTAGGTCCTGCTTCCCATAAAACCTTCATATAAACTGTAATAGTATCGTTAATCATAGAAGGAATAAATGGACCTAAGTACCTTCTAGAACTTAACTGATTATTCTTCTTAGAAAAACGTATTCCTGTAGGTTGAGCAATATTAACTACTTCACCGGAATATTGAGTTAGCTCTACATCTGTCCAACCTGCCGGTAAAGGTAAGCCGGATGACGTATAGTTACCGAAAGGGGTATAGTACGGTTGTGATATAACTAAAGTATCTCCTACTACCCAACTAGTGTTACTATCGAATCTAGCTTCTACTACTGATTCACCGTTATATTGCCAAAAAGGGTCTACTTCCGAAGCAGTTACATCTACAAAAAAGTAGGGTAGATACTCCCCTGTCCAATCTAAAGGTACATGATAATAACCATTAACATCTTTCTCATAACTCCAAAGCATTTGAGCTTGACAACCATCGGGGCAAGCGTCGGGGGGTAGATCATCCTTTTCGCATGAGGTGAGGAACAGTAAACAGGCCGCGGCCGCCGCGCGAAACGCGCGAAGTCGCACCGCGATATTTTTATAATTCTTCATCTTCAGTCATTTTATAAGGTTCACCAATACGTTGTACTACGGATTTAGCCTCATCTACAGAGATATTAAAGAATTCTTTTTTATTATTAACTCTAAAACCGTTATCTTGTAAGTACTTATGTACTTGTTTTTCTACATCGTGTGCATTAAAGCAAGGATAAGCCCATTCTACAACAAAGTCAACAGCCACACCGGTTGCACTATTAATTTGTTTAACTCTTTCAGAAGGTTTATTCTTAGTAAAGCCTATCTTACATAGACCAGGCATTGTAGGATTAGTAAGTACATATACCCACTGGCATCCTGTCATACCTTTAGGGATCGTAATCTCTTTAGGTCTATTAGTGTAATAAGTAACGTCTTACCAGCCTTCGGCTGCTTTCTGAGGATCAGTAGACGGTGTAATTGTGTAGTAAGATGCTTCGCTATTGGTGAGATCATCAGAGACTTTGATTA